TCATTGGCTTCGATTGCCGCAAGCAGTATGTCAGTCAGTTCTTTTGCCATGTTCTATCAGTTTTGACATTTCGGTGTTGCTTTCGGAAGGAGGGGCAGGACTTTCAACTCCTGCCCGTATCTCCATCCGTCAGCGGGTTTTAGGACTCGGAAGCCTCGATGAGCTTGATGAGCTTGAAGGCCTGCGGTTTGCCCGACTTGTTGCCGTTCACCCTGCTGGAGAGCTCGGTCAGCGAGTAGTCGGTGCTTACGCCCAGAACTACGGTGCCACGGTCGAAGTTTGCGCTCGATACAGCGTCCACGTTGAAGCGGAACTCACCGTGCTGCTCCTCCGACAGGTAGCCGAAGTGACCGATACCGATGTAGCGGTTTGCGTCCTTGGTTGCCTCACCCTGCGCGTTGATAGCGTAGTCGATGAACGGGCTGACCTTGTAGTTGTAGCCGACACACTTGCCGTCCTCAACCACGGTGCGGTCGCCAGCGGAGTTCGGGATGCGTTTGGTGAACGCAAGATCCACTTCCGTCACCTTGTCCATGATGATTTCGGGGTCGCCCTCGAAACCAAGGTCGTACATCTTGGCAATCTCCTTTGCGAGGTTCTTACCGATGTTCTCGTCGATGGTGAGCGAAACCGGGTTCACCTTTGCAAACGGCGACTCAAGCAGGGTGTACTGACCGTGTGCATAAACATGCAAGGCACGGAAGATAGCCCAACCCTTCTGGAGTTTGAAGGTGACGAAACCGAGCAGGTCGAAGGCTGCGTTGTCGATAGCGCGGTGCGAAACGGCTACGGATGCAGCGACACGTTGCGGAGCAGCCTGAATCTTGGCAAAGTCAAGACCCTGCTCGCCGACTTTCTGTACCTCACCGTTTACAGAGAACTTCACGTCGTTGGTGCTGTACGGGATGATCTCGGTACCCGTCACGCCGGTCACGAGACGCAGGGAGTCAGGCAGTTCGATACCTGCTACCTTGGTGTCGATGATTTCGCGGATGGTTACGGGGATCAGACCACCGGCATCGAGGTTGCCGTACTCGTTCTTGTCGGTGCCTTCGGTTACGGCGTTAGCCAGAACGGTCGTAGCGTTCTCACGCTTCTGCACGCAGTTCTTCAACATCTCGCGCAGTTTGGCACCCTTCTCCTCGTTGGAGCGGATTTGGCGCAACTCTGCATCGGATGCAAGAGCCTTAGCCTTTGCGCTGAGTCCGGCACTCTCACGCATGAGAGCGTCATACTTGGCAGCCTCCTCGTCGGAGAAGACGATTGCGCCACCGTTAGCTTCACGAGATTTTACTTCCATCTCGTCCATTTGATTCATGATCGCCGCTTGACGCTCCTGAATCTGTTGTTTTGTCATTTTTCCCATTGTTAAAACATGTTTTAGGGGTTAGTTGATAAATAAGGAATCAAGTTCCTGTTGGCGTTGAAGGTGCGCTTTGGCTACCATGCGGCGTTGCTCACGCTCCTTCTGTTCTTTCTCTTCTTTGGCTTTGGCTTCCTCTTCGGCCTTGGCTTTGGCGGCTGCCTCTTCCTCGGCTTTCTTGGCATCCTCAGCTTCTTTGTCCTCGCGGGCTTTGCGTTCAGCCTCTTCCTGTTCGGCTTTGGCTTTGGCTTCGGCTTCCTCGCGCTCCTTCTCGGCATCGCCGCAGGAACGTTTGATAGCCTCGTCGATTTCGCGTGCCTCGATGGTGGTCTGCTCGTATGCAGGGTGTCCGGCGATGGTCACGTCGTACAAGCCTGTGACCTTCTTCACGTGACGCAGCCAAACGACCTTGCCATCCGCAGTCTGTTCATCGGTGCGCTCGTAAGATACACCGTTCTCGTTGTCCTCCTCGTCGGCGGTGAAGGCGAACGACATACCGCTGATGTCACCGCGTTCGATGGCACTCAGCAACTCGTCAGCCGTGGCAGTCTCGGCGAGCGTGCAGCGAATCTTCAGACCGCGTGCGTCGATCTCCAGCGAGAGCGTGCCGACACCTTTGCGCCAACGACCGAGGATGAGCTGATTGTTGTGGAAGGCAGTCAGCACTACGTCGGAGCGTTGCAACAGGTCAGGGGTGATACAACCCCGTTCCATGATTTCGTACACCTCGCGCTCTTGGCTCCAAGGCGTGAGATTGACCGAGCGGACACCGAACAGCATGGCATAGCCTTCCACGGT